TTAGGATTCGGCTAAAATAGGCACGGCAAGGTAGTCCCAACCATCGCGGGCACCGAGAAATCGATAGGTGTTGTTTTCACGCTCGCCGGGGAAAAACACGAGAAGCACGCCTGGGAACTTTGAATCCAAAGCGTCCATGATGCTTGAAACGTGGACAAAATCATAAAGCTCCATCAGGCCAGTGAGTGCGAAAACCGTGCGATCAAGGAAACTCGGAGTTTGCTGTGAGACGGCATCCGTCAGACGCTCTTTTAGGAAATCGACGTATCCAGGGTCAGCGTAGGTTTCCACCAACTCCGGATCTCCGAGTATCACATCTTTGTCATCCCGGCTATCGAGCCAATCGGCGAATGACCCGGAGACATCGACCCGCACCCATTCGAGTCCGGCGTCCTTGGTTGCGAGTTCGAACTCAGGCAATCGAGGTCCTAGCCTGCGCTCGTCCTCAGGAGGATAAACCACAAACCAAATCCGCTGGCTCAAAGGAAAATCGATGCGCAGCGGCTGTGAGACGTGCGTTCGAAAGTTTGTTAGAATCTGATCAATGCGTGACATGAATAAGGTCCTGCTCTTGTTTAGTTAGAAGCGGCGAAAAGTCGATCTCCGTGACTCCACCTGCATTCCTCAAGCGAAGCCATCCACGGGCGGAGGCCGCCGAGAGATGATTCAGTATTTGATCCGGTGTCAGGGCGACAAGGTGGCCAAAAATAGAATTGAGTAGAATCTGGCCCCTCAGTCCCGAGAGCCAGCCGGCAAACATCGCATAGGCGGTGGCACTAGGCAGCGGCTTAGGCAGGTCCCGGCGCTTGGTAGAACGCCCGTCGAGATGCCCCACAACCGTCCAGGTTGTATTCACGTTTTGCGCAAGAGATTTCTTCATTGGGTCGCTGAAGACGCCTGGGAATCCAGCTTCAAGGTGCGCTTCCATACGAACCCGTGGCAGAACCTCGCCGGGCTTCAGTGAATCAATGAGACTGAAGCTCTGCCGCAGTTGAGGATCGCGGCAGAAGCAGCAGAGCATCCCCATCAGCGGAATGCTCGCCGGATCTTCCGTGGCGAATCGCCTCAAAACCCGAAAAAGCGGCAAATTTGGATTCAAACCGTAGAGTTCGACCAAATGACGATAGGTTTTTTGCCTGCTGCCGAAAGTGGGTTTCCCAAGAAGATTCTCCGGCTCAATCGCCCGCTGGTAATCGGATGGAACCGAGTTCTCGGGCATCGACCGACAAATCTCTTCAAGCTCCTGAAGCATCATGGAACGAGCCATGTGTCCTCCCGTCCGGTTGGAGGAAAAACCAAACGGCACCAAAGTAGATGGGAAATTGAGATCGGCGGTCGGCAGGAAATCGGACATTTAGTGAGGTGAGAGATTGATTTTAGAAAGTGGGGTGGGACATTTGCGGGGGTATGCTCGGATTTTTACCGATTTTCGTCAGGAAAATCGAATTCGATCTGTTGTTGGGTGTCATTCGGGGCATCGACGAGCTTCAGGTGGGCGACTTTCATCAGCCTGGCCCGGCCGCTGGCGTCTCGCTCAACCCGCCCCGTGACCTCGACCTTGTGATTGAGCCACTTCGAGGCAATGGGATCGGCGACCTTGGGGCCGTAGATGCAGCGGAGGTCGGTAACGAAGCCGTCTTCGATTCCGCGAACTTCAAAGCGTTTGTCGTCGAGGTCGGTTTCACGAACGATTCCGGTGATGGTAATGACCTCGGTGCGTTTTACCGGAGTGGCGAGAAGATGACGAACTGTCTGGCGACTCTCCTTAGTAAGGGGCTTCACATCGGAGAGGCTAACACCAGCTCCCGCAATCGAAACCCCCTTGATGCCGTGAGATCGCCCGGATGGTGCGAGTTCTCGCACTGCAATCAGTGCGGAGTCGCGCAATTTGGGATCAGTCAATGCCAGCTTAACCTCTTTTTCGAAATCAGCCTCGTCATCAATTTCGGAGAGTGAAAAACTAACTGTTTTGATTGCCGATACCGCGCTCGCGACCGCCTGATACAGCGGGTCATCGTGATTGAAGAGCGAATCTTCGGGACGGGGCAAGCTAAATCCGAATCGGACGGTGCCACTTTGGATAAGCGAACTGAACCCGAGCTCCATCTCTTCCGGCATGTGGAAAGGTCGGCCATTCTGAGGATCTCTGACGCCGGCAACCGCCTTGGTTACATGAGCAACATTTTTTCGGAGCTTGGCGAATGTCGATGACACTACGCTCAAGCGAGGGTAGGAAAAGTGGGCATCCGGACACCATAGCTCGACGGTCAAGTCCGCTTCGTCGAGCATTTTGGCCAACGGCAGTTCGCGCTCATAAAGTTCGCGGAGCCACTGGAACTGATCGGCCGCCATGTCGTGGAAAAAGGTGGGATCTGATTTCCCATGTGTCTTCACCCAATCGTAAGTCGCCGCGACGTGCTCGATGAGTTCACTCGCCTTGCGATCCACCAGTTTCTGCCACGGTAGCTGTTTAGATGGGTCATTCATAGCGACAACCGGACGATTCCTTTCCGCAGGGCGTTGACTTCATTTCCAAATCGCCAGGCTTCCTCTCCTTTGACTCTCTGAAACCACTGGCGAAAGTCGCGGCCCCGTAGTCCAGGGACGACGACATGGATTACAACGCTGTAAACATCCATAAACTCATGCCTTGCGCGCACACTGACCAGCTTCCGAAGATGATCTGTTTTATCTCCCTCGAAATCGCGTGCCTCAATAATCACGTCGATGTCGTTGCACTCCCAATTCGTGGTGAAACTCCCATCGAGGTAGAGGGTGATGCGAGTGTCAGGAATGAACTCATCGAGCCGTTTGAGAAACTGGTCGAAGCGGTCCAGAAGTTTAGCTCGCCAAGGAGAGGCGGCAAACATCGCGCGCACCTCATCCAACGAGCAATCGTGGATGCCTCCGGGCAACACCCCTCCGTCGATGATGGCTGGCATGGGCATGGGGCGGGGTCAGGTTTGTGGGGATTTCTTGGGCTTGCCAGCGTTATCCTGATCTAACAAGGCGTCTTCCAGTGATTCCGTGTCCGGCTGGACGAGTGACGCGAGGAATTTTACCATCTCGGCGAGATCACAGGCCCGCAGGTTCTCAATGCCGGCCGTCTCGAATTGGCGGAAGCGTTCTTTTTCCGCGTCAGCGAGGTCGGTAGGGTAGGTGACGATGACCCGTGTTAGAGGAGAGGTGAAAGACACCTTCTGCATGGAGCTCAGTAGCTGGTATTCGAGGTGGCGCTCGCGCGGGAATCTGGACCGCGCCTCTATCACCACATCGAGTTTGGGAACTTCGAAATCAAACGGATCGGATTCCTTCCCCAATCTTCCGCCGTAGGGCTCGATGATTTCCAGTATCTTGGCTTCAAGATCGTGGAAGGTCCGACGCGATTCAGCCATTGAACGGTCGCGCTCAATCAGCGCGGTGACGTAACCGCTGAAATTCCCTCCGTAAAGATTGTCCGCCCTCTGGCTGGCGTAGTCGTATAGCGCCTGGTCCGTAAAATTCACGGATTTGACGCGGCGCTCGGGGGCTTTTTCCGGCCCTTCGGTGTTTGGGGTCTCGTTCATAACGTGTGAACTGGGTGTGAATGTAGGAGCCCCGCCTAATAGGATCAAGTAGGAATTTGAGGCCAGTTCATATTTTTCGATTGTCGCCGGTCTCGTGTATGACTTATTGGTCCTGTCAGACACAAACTGAACCGCCCAGCCGATGAAGACGAGATCAAAGAAGCCAACCGCCAAACCAGCAGCAAAGACCGCAGCCAAGCCGATCACAACCCGAGGAATCCCTACCACCTTTTGGATTCAAGAGGGGGATTTGACCCGCCTCCGGGAGTTCGCCGCCAATCACGATCTCTCTGCATCGAATGTCATCAATCGGGCACTTCGTCGCTTTCTCTCCGACCCTAACCCCTTTTTTTCGCCAGTAAGTCATACAAATCATACACAGTAATTCACCATGAATCCACAAACCACTACCCGTCCCTTGGCCGTTCGCCGGGGCAAGATCACTAGGCCGCAAAAGGCGGTCGTTTACGGACCGGAAGGCGTCGGCAAATCGACGCTGGCAGGCCGTTTTCCGGAACCCGTCTTTCTCGACACCGAAGGCGGGACCGATCACCTGGATGTCGTCCGACTCGATTCGGCTTCGACGTGGGAGGAGATTTCGGCGGCCGTCGCCCAGCTTGCGTCAACGCAACACGATTTCCGGACGCTGGTGATCGATACTGCTGACTGGCTGGAAAAGCGCCTGATCGAACACCTTTGCCGGAAAGCCAACAAAGACAGCATCGAGGATTTTGGGTATGGCAAGGGCTGGGTCATTCTTGCCGAGGAATTCGCCCGGTTTCTCAATTCGCTGGATGCCCTGCTCGCCCGCGGGATGCACGTCGTGTTTCTGGCCCACGCCACGGTGCGCAAGTTCGAGGCACCGGACCAGGCGGGCAGTTACGACCGGTTCGAGTTGAAGCTCAGCAAGCAGGTCGCTCCCCTGCTCAAGGAATGGGCCGACGTGGTCCTTTTCGGAAACTACGTCACCAAGGTCGCCGAGAAGGACAACGGCAAAATGCGCGGTGTCGGCGGCAAGGAGCGGGTGCTCTTTGCCACCCATACGGCGGCCTATGACGCGAAAAACCGCCATGGTCTTCCGGACAAACTTCCGTTCACCGCTGAGGCCCTGGCCCCGGTGTTCGGCGCGGCGGCGGAGTCGGGGGGCTCCGTCGCCGCAAAGCCGGAACCTGCAGAACCGGCACCTTCGTTGACCGACCGGGTCTTCGCCGCGTTCCAGCACAAGGCAGACATGGCCAACGTGGTCGATTTCTTGGTCGCCCGCGGCCAGCTCGGCTACACGCAGGAAGGTCCGCTCGAATCCATCGACAACCTGGATCCGGCATACGCCGCCCGGATGCTGAGTGAACCTGATCGTTTCGTCGCCGCTGTGGCGGAATGGCTCAAGGAAAAGGAGGGAGCCCAGTGAGCGCCCTTCGTCCATCCAACCTGCCGAAGTTGGCGGTGTGTCCGTGCTACGAGAGCAATCCTGTGGCCGGCCCCGCCGCCGAGCGCGGCACTCTGCTAGACACCGCATTCCGCGCCGAATTGCTCGGACTCGAAGAACGCTTCGTCCTGGCGAACAAACTCACCGCCGATGAGATCGCCGCTGTTTCTTGGTCGGTCTCAATGGTGCGGGCCATGTCTGGCCGCGAGCGGGTTCTTGCCCGCGAAGACGACTGCCGGGTGAAGATCCTCAATCTCACCGGCACGGCAGATGCCATAGTTCCGATGAAGTTCACCCACTTCGATCTGAAGACCGGTGCGCGGCGGAACTACCGCGAACAGATGGCGGCCTACGCGCTCGGACTGATGGGCGCGCACTTCGCCTCGTCGTGGACGGCGCATTTGTTGTTCTGCGACCAGCGGGAAATCGAAACCCATCGGTTCACCTACGAGGAGGCGCATGCCATCGTCGATCAGGTCGTGAAGTCATTCCACGATCCGGCGAAGAAGCCCAATCCGTGTGAATACTGTGGCTGGTGCGCGAAGGCAGATACCTGTCCGGCGCGGCTGGCGATGGTCGGCGAGACACTGACCGTCACGGAACCCGGCTTCGATTTTGACGCGCTGCTCGCTGATCCGGAAAAGCTCGGACGATTTCTAGCTGCCAGCGCGGTGGTCGAGGACTTCCGCGAGCGCGCCAAGAAGATCGCCACCGAGCGGATCAAGACCGGCGGCGCAGTCCCCGGTTGGAAGCTCGTCACGCGCAAGGGCAGCGAGTTCGTCGATTGCGAAACCGTCGGCCACCACATCCAGCGCATGGGTTTCGGCCCAGTGCTCGCGGCCTACGGCAATCTATCAGCAGCAAAGTTCCGCGACCTGTGGAGCCAGCGGCTGCCCAGCGAAAAACCATTCCCGGAAGAAGCGGTTAAGCACGCCGCGCCCTCCACCTATCTCAAACAATCCAAAACCAAACCAAACTAACATCATGCCATCATACACCGCATCCACCCCGACCGAACGCCCCGATTTCGTTGATCCTGGCGACTATCAGGTCGAAGTCATCGACGCCATCGAGACGGTTTCCAAGACCGGCCACGAGATGATCGAACTCAAGCTCCGGACATCGCCCGGCAGTTACCTCTACGATTTCCTCGTCTTCATCCCGACCGCCTTCTGGAAGATCGACGCCTTCCGCGCCGCCACCGGCGAAGTGGTTTCACCGGAGGAGGACGTCGAAATCACCGCCGACGATCTGATCGGCCGCACCGGCAAGGCCCGCCTCAGCGTCGAGGAATACAACGGCAAGAAGAGCAACAAGGTCGCCGCGTGGCTGCCTGAAAAGCCCGGTGAAACCATCGCGCCAAAGTCCACCGCGAAACCAGCACCCCGCAAATCCAATGAACCGTTCTAAGCGAAAACCCAAGTGTGCAAGCCTCATTCTCGGCGAGGGCGTGTCTCCTGAGAAAATGGGAATCAGGGTGGAGCGGGTCATTTGGCACGGCCCGCGGCCGAAGCGCTTGATCATCGGTGGCAAGGTCATCGGCACGTTTTGCGAGAGGATTTCGTTGAATCTCCCTGTCAAAGAAAGGAGGGGCGTATGAACGAGTCTCCCAAAATGGGCCTCCGCGCCTACCAGCAGAAAGCTCGGCAGGACATCCACAAGGGCTTTGAGGATTTCCACCGCCAGCTCGGCGTGCTGCCGACCGGTGGTGGCAAGACCATCCTCTTCAGCCGTTTGGCGCAGGATTACCAGCCGCAGCGCACGTTGATCCTCGCGCACCGCGAGGAACTCATCACCCAGGCTGTGGACAAGCTCCGCAGTTCCACCGGCCTCGAAGCCCAGGTGGAGATGGGCGATGACCGTGCGTCGCTCGATGCCCCGGTCGTGGTGGCATCGGTCCAGACGCTCATGCGTGAAAAACGCCGTGAGCGGTGGCCGCGGGATCACTTCGGCCTGGTGGTTGTCGATGAAGCGCACCACGCGCTAGCCGACAGCTATCTCAACACGCTGGGACACTTCCACGATCACGCGAAGGTGTTAGGCGTCACTGCGACACCTGACCGGGGAGACAAGAAGAACCTCGGTCGCTACTTCGAGAACATCGCCTGCGAAATCAGCCTGCTGGAATTGATCCAGCAAGGATGGCTCGCGCCGATCAAGGTCAAGACCGTGCCGCTTGGCATGGATCTCCGGGGCGTGCGCACCACGGCGGGAGATTTCAATGCGGATGACCTCGGCCATGCGCTCGAACCATATCTCGAACAAATCGCAGATGTGTTGGTGGAACACCGGCACCGCAAGACGCTCGTGTTCCTGCCGTTGATCGCGGTGTCGAAGCGTTTCGCGGAAATCTGCCGGGAGCGTGGGTTGTTAGCAGAGCACATCGACGGGCAGACCACCGAGCGGCAGGCGACGTTGGAGCGGTTCCGCAAGGATGAGATCCGCGTGTTGACCAACGCAATGTTGCTCACCGAAGGCTATGACGAACCGTCGATTGATTGTGTGGTGTGTCTGCGGCCAACCAAGGTGAGGGCGCTGTATTCGCAGATCATCGGTCGCGGCACGCGGATGTATGGCGGCAAGGACCATTTGCTGGTTCTCGATTTCCTCTGGCAGGCCGAGGAGCACAGCCTGATGCGGCCGGCCAACCTGATCGCCGAGGACGAGGCGGATGCGAAAGCGCTCACGGAAAAGCTCGGTGGCGAGGGCGACCTCGAAGAAGCCCGCGAGGAAGTGAATGCGGATCGCACCCGATCACTCACCAAGCGACTCAGCCAGAACCGGACCCGGCGCGGCAGCGTGCTCGATCCCCTGGAGCTCGCCGTCACGCTCAACGAGGCGGCCTTGGCGGAATACGTCCCGACCATGGCGTGGCAGGCACAGTCCCCCACGTCCAAGCAGCTCGATGTGCTGCAGAAGTTCGGCCTCGATACCATGGGCATCCTGAGCAAGGGGCACGCCTCGCTACTGCTAGACCGGCTGATCACCCGCCGAAAGCTCGGCCTGGCGACGCCCAAACAAGTCCGGGTGATGCGCCGCTACGGCCATGGACGCCCGGAAACCGCCACGTTCGAGGAGGCCAAGCAATTCCTCGATGCCCAATTTGCCAACCGCTGACCACTCACCCACAAGATGCCGAAATACCGATCCACCGGGCTGTCGCTGCCCAGGCGCACCCTCGACTACCTGCAACGCGGAGCTGCCGAGGGAATGCGCAACGCCGAACTCTTCGATGCGACCTGTCAGTTCCGTGATGCCGGCCACCCGCTGGAAGACACGGAAGCGCAGTTGCTCGCCCGTGCGCTGGCCGACGGGCTGACCGAATCCGAGGCGCGCCATACGATCCGCTCGGTCTATGCGCGGACCTCCAGGGAACCGCTCGGGGTGTCCGGGCCATTGCCCACCGCACCATCACCTGCGCCACGGCGTACCATGCCCGCTCCGGTCCACCGAGAACGGTCCACGATGGCGCTGCCGGTCACCATCGACGATGGATTTGTTAGGCTCATCGACGCGTGTTTCCAGCCGGATGAATTCGTCGCCATCTCCCCGGCGGCGGAAAACGATGAGGGTGGAATCGTTCCCCGCCGTGGTGTCACGCTCACAGCCACCGAATGGAAATCCAAGGTGGCGGCAAAGGGTGGCATTGACCGTGTGTTCGGCACCAAGCTCGGGTTGTTCCTGCGCATCAACCCTATGACCAAAGGCGGGGCTAAGAACGAGGATGTGACCGCGTTCCGCCATGTGCTGGTCGAGTTCGACCGCGACGAGGCCGGCAAGCCGATCCCCAAGGAAGAACAATACCATGCGGTGGTCGCCAGCGGCATGCCGGTCGCTGCGTTGATCGACTCAGGCAACAAGAGCCTGCACGCGTGGATCCGGGTCGATGCGCCGGACGAGAAGGAATACAAGCGCCGGGTTGAAATCATCTGGGAATGGTTTTCCGGCATCAACCTGGACAAGCAGAACCGGAATCCTTCGCGCCTGTCCCGTTGTCCCGACGGCTGGCGCACAGTCGATGGTCAGCCCCATCGGCAGACACTCCTCTCGCTGGAATTCGGCGCGGAGTCGTGGACGGCATGGGAGGCGGCACACTCGAATTCCGACCTGCCCCCGATCCTCCCCGGCCATGCGTTCATGGGCCAGCCGGAGCCGGAGCCACCGCAGCTCGTTGATGGCATCCTCCATCAGGGGGCGAAGATGGTGTTAGGCGGCCCGTCGAAGGCACGCAAGAGCTGGTCGTTGATCGACCTGATGCTCTCCGTGTCCACCGGCTCGCCGTGGTGGGGATTCCCGACGCGTCCAGGCCGTGCCCTCTATCTGAACTTCGAGCTTCCACCGTTCGCGCTCCAATACCGGATCACCCGGATCGCCGCGGCGAAGGAGATTTCCGACTTCACCGGCTTCGACATCTGGAACCTGCGCGGCCATGCCACCGACTTCTCCGCGCTCATCCCCAAGATCCTCGGACGCATCCGTGATACCGGGTATTCCCTGATCCTGATCGACCCGATCTACAAGGGCCTCGGCGCACGCAACGAAAACGACGCCGGCGACATCGCGAGCCTGCTCAATGAAGTCGAGCAACTGGCGGCGAAGTCCGGAGCCGCGGCCGTCTTCGGCGCGCACTTTTCCAAGGGCAACCAGGCGGGCAAGGAATCCATCGACCGGATCGGCGGCTCGGGTGTGTTCGCTCGTGACCCCGATGTCATTCTAACGATGACACCTCACGAGGAAGACGATGCCCATGTCATCGACCTCACGCTGCGCGCCCTGCCGCCCGTGAAGCCGTTCGTCGTCCGCTGGTGCGAGTCGATCTTCATCACCGACCGCAATGCCGATCCTGCCCAGCTCAAAGCTCCACAAGGCAATCCAAAGAGCGAGAAGGCGAAGGCGACCTACAAGATGGGCAGCGCTGCAGATCGCTACGCCAGCGCCGTCGAGACCATGCCCCCGCTGGCCAATGGCAAGGTCCCCCAGGAGTCCGCCGTGCTGGCGTATGTCTCCGACCGGATTGCCGAGGTCGAAGGCGACTGCACGCTCAAGGAGGCTCAGCGCGTCTTCTACTGCCTCGCCAACATGAAGAAGGGCTCACCCTTCGTTTTCGACAAAGCAACTCGCCTGTGGAGGGGGCAGCGCCATGGAATTTGAACCCGTCATTTCAGCAGGGTTTGAACCTCGGATTCAAATTGGTTTGAACCCATTTGAACCCGCTCTAACTAACAGAATAGGTCGGGTTATAGTAAGGCAACTTACTATAATGCTTATGGTTTACCTAAAGGTAAACAGAGCGCGAATCGGTAAACCGAGATTCGCGCGCTCTGGTTCACCCTTGAGGGAACCAGCGCCATCAGCTTTAGATCGGCTGAAAGGGGGTTCAAAATGAACTCCGACGACTACGCCAAAAAGCAGACGAAACGGGATGCTCAGTACGAACGCGAATACGAGGCCTGGGTGAAGTCCATGACCCTCGAAGAACGTCGGGAGGCTGAGAAGCTCGGCTTGCTCAAACCCTGCCTGCAACGACATGGCAACGGAGCGCCGGATCATGACATGGCCGACTCACCCGCGGCCAGTCACACGCCGGACATCGCGGCCTTGGTCGATCACGAGGACGAAGTCACGGAAGCCCACGCCATGGGGAGTGCGACGGAGATCCTGCGTCGCCTGGTGGCCGACATCGTCTCGGAGGACAACACCCGACTAACCATCGACTGCCTCACCATCGCCCTAGGCCTGCGGGTCTATGCCGGCGACAGCATGACCAAGGTGGCCAAGCGCCACGGCATCACGCGGGCCGCTGTCTCGAAGCGCTGCGTTGACATCACCGAAAGGCTGAAACTGCCACCATCCCGAGCCATGCGCAGCGAGAAGGCACGCACCATCTATCAGCGCTCACAACTCAAACGATACCGCACCGAAGAACGATGAACACTCTCGCTATCCACGACCCCAAATTTTCCATCACGCCCACCGGCATTCAATTCAACGAGGAACTGACCTTTGAGGAATGGGATGCTCTCGGACAGAAGCTCGCGCCCATCGGAAAGTCTATCGGCTTCATCATCGGTGACTGGATCAACTACGGTGAAGCCCACTACGGTGAAAAGTATGAGGAAGCATTGGTTCGCACGGGACTGGCCTACCAGACGCTGCGCCAGTATGCATACGTTGCACGAAAGGTTGAAATGTATTTACGTAAATACAATCTCGACTACTACATCCACGCTACGGTCGCCAAACTGAAGACCGACGAGGAAAAGCAGCATTGGCTGGACATGGCGGATAAGCATAAGCTCAGCGTCCGCCGACTGCGTAAGTCCATCAACTTCGGTCGCCTCGCCACACCCGAGGAGGTCGAAGGCGATCCTGCCGACAAGGGAGTCATCACTCACCTTGCTCTCATCAATCGACTCATCCGCTGGTGGAAGCAGACCACGGCTGACGATCCGGTCGATCAGTGGGACGAGGAACAGCGGGAGAACGTCAAAAAGGACTTCAAGCTGATCCTCGACATCTACGAGGCGCTCTAACCAAACGCAGGGAGGGACGGTCCCAGGCGAGCCTCATACCCTTGCCCTCTGCGGGTTCAATTCCCGCCCCTGCAACCACTCACGATCACCATGCCCCTCAACGCCACGACACCAATCCACAGGGTTACACGCATGCTCCGCGAAGGAGCGCGGCTGATAGCAGTTCAACAGGGGCAAACCAGCATCGACGTGACGCCCGACATCATCGCCATGCTGGACGGGGTTCAAACGGGTTCAGATGGATTCGAACCCATCAAGGAATCTATTGAACCCGAGACAGTCGGCAGGGATGTCCGCACCTCATTGAATTTACGTGATAAATTGTTTTTGCGTTTCCCACATAACGGACGCTCGGGACGTTGACTCCGGACACCAGGGAAATGGCTGCATCCCGCTTGGAATCGAGGTTTCTGCTACTCTGGAGGGTGGCGCAAGGTCCACCCCTGGAGCGGGAAGTGAGGTTCCATGCTTCCCGTTTGTGGCGTGCCGACTTTGCACATGTTGCAAGCCGCACGCTGATTGAAATCGAGGGCGGAATTTTCCAGCGCGGAGCTGGTCGGCACAACCGAGGTGCGGGTTACGCCAAGGACGCCGAGAAGTATCTCGAAGCGGTGTTGGCAGGCTGGACCGTCATCCGGCTGACTGAGAAGCAGCTCGATCTCGACTTCATCGAGCGTATCGTCGCGTGGATCAATACTCCTCGGGGAGCATGACACACGTCGAGGCCCGGTCCCATTCCGTGATGATGTAGATTCGCCGGCCTCCGCCGAGCTTGTAGTGACTGAGGATGCGGTCGCCGTGGATCAGGGCATCCTCGTTCGCCTGCTTGTCGCATTCGTCGAGATCACCCCAATCGCCGCAGTGGTGGCGGTGCATGTAGGATGCCAGGTCGATTCCGAGGGCCATCGCTCCGGGAGTTGCCACGGTTTTCCCAAGCGGGAAGCGTGGTTCCATGATTCGGTATGCCATGTCCGTTCAGTCGTTGGTGGTTCCCCATTCCGGATGGCGCTTGCCGGTGGCGATCAGGCCAGAGGCGAGCATGTCTTCGACCAGTGCCTTGGGCGGCCACTGGCGATGCGGTTTTCCGGTCTGCATCTTGGACGCACGAGCGGTGGCTCGGCAGTAGGACGGCAGGTCGGCTTCCGGGTTGAAGCTGTCGGCCCGGAGTTGGGTCATCAGGTCGGTGGCATCGACGGCGGAGAATGTCGCGCCGTCGATGGTATGGTATTCGGTGTTCATGGTGGTCATTGTCATTGGTGGAAATCAGGCGGCCAGTTTTTTGGCGCGCTCGGTGTAGAATTTCGTCAGTCCCCTGGCGTCGATGGCTTGGAAGAACCACTTCATGCGGTTCATCCCGAGGCCGGTGTCCACCGGGCGGTTGCGGACGGTGGCGGCGGCTTCGGCGGCGTCGAACACACGGGCCATCAGACGCACCCAGTTGGTGATCTTGGCTGGATCTGTGGTTCCCGAGTGGTGGCGGACCTCCAGCGTTTGATGACGGAAGTAGGATTGGATGTTGAGCTTCCGATAGCGGCAGGGGTAGAGCTGCTTCATCTGATCCATGTTCCGGCAGGCGTCGATCTTCTGGAAGACTCGGTAGCATTGGCCTCTGTGATCCTCGCTATCAGAAACGCCGCTCTCAAGATTCGTGCGGCAGTAGGTGTTGTTGTTGCCTCGGCGTGACTGCGGTTGGAACGTATCGAGAACATCCTCGAATTTGAGCCAGAGTTTGAAGAGGTTCTTCACCGCTTTGAGATTCATCGAGCGGGCGTCGAAATGGACATGGAGTCCGCAGCGCTTGTCCACTTGGGCACCCGCGGCTTCGAGTGCGGCGGCGGCGATTCTGACTTCCTCGATGCCGGCCTCACCTTCGAGAACCGGTGAGACGAGTTCCAAACCGCAGGAGCCGTCGGTGACGATCTTCCAATAGGGCGTGGTGTCGTGGGTGTAGTAGGAAGATTCGACCCGGATGCCTGCGGCTCTAAGGCTCATGACGGCCTGCTCTTTGGTGATGGTGGAGAGGAATTCAATCTCGACTCCGAAGCGGCGGGACATGGTCGGCGTTGTCATGGTTAATATCTGCCATGGTGCCACCTCACGTCCATGGCTAAGTGGAGTTAGAGGAAAAAAGACATAATTTCTCCGCATCGTTTCATTCATGAAACGTGCCAACCGAAACAGATTCGGAGTCTGCGGAATGACGCCTGATTGGCACGCTTCGTGTGACTCAAAACACATGCCAATCGCGAGTCCAATTTACCGCGAAAGAAAGACGAAAAATGACATGGACTCAAGTTGTCAGACTGGCAGATGAGGGATGATGAAAGCAAACACACCAAACCTAACAACCAAGCCGCCGATGTTGGCGAAGAATTGGGACAAGACCATGCGGCCGGACGGCTGGTGGATGTCAGAGAAACTCGACGGAGTCCGCGCCATTTGGGACGGCGAACATTTCCGCTCCCGTGGCGGCAACATCTTCCACGCCCCGGCATGGTTCAAAGCGGGACTGCCCGCGCTGCCGCTGGACGGCGAGCTGTTCGTCGGTCGCGGGAAGTTCAACGACGCGGTGAGCATCGTTCGGTCCATGACCGCCGACTGGTCACCGGTTAAATATTTGGTCTTTGATGTTCAAGCCGACGGCCCGACCGAAGACCGGCAACGCACGTTGCTAGCCCTGCAGCTCCCCGGCCATGTCTCGATAGTCGAGCAGGTGCTCTGTCAGTCCGACAACGCCTTGCTTGATTTCGAGCGTTCCATCCTCAACGGCAAAGGCGAGGGTGTCATGCTCCGCGCCCCGCGTTCACCTTACGAATTCAAGCGGTCCGGTCACCTTCGCAAGCTCAAGCGATTCATCGACGACGAGGCCACCGTGATCGGCCACCAGGACGGTGAAGGCAAACACGAAGGACGACTCGGGGCGCTTGTCTGCCAACTCAGAGACGGCACCACGTTCCGCGCCGGGTCCGGGTTCACCGACGCCGAAAGGGAAACCCCGCCGGCCATCGGTGCCATCGTGACTGTCCGCTACTTCGAACTGACTCCTGATGGAGTCCCGCGATTCCCAACATTCCTTGCCGTCCGCAACTACGAATAGATCCCATGAAATCCGAATCCGAAATCCTTATTCGGAGCGTGTGAAATGACGCATGATTGGAACGCATTATGACGCTCATGCACCATGCCAAAATATTATCTAACTGGCATTCGGAACAGGATGAAAAAAGACGAAAAAAGACATGGACTCAAGTTGTCAGACTGGCAGATGAGAGACGATGAAAGGGACTACCAACACAGCCAATGACACCCCATACGTCACCGGAATGTTGGTCCTGATCCGGCCCGATTGGGATGGAGACGACACGCTCCATGTGATTGCCGAATGGAACGGCGACCGCGGATTCATCCGGCCTGTCGAATGGCCGAACGGCGGGATCATCCCGACCGAACTCGTTACCGCTGAAATGATCCAACCCGCAACCATCAACCCCTGAAACCACCATGTACACCGCCAGTGAAATAGACGCCATGACCATCGAGGAAATCGAACAAGTCGCCGAACTGCTCACCGATGAAGCCCGCGAGGAATGGGCTGCCGCCGGATATTCCGGCGAGTCCTACTGCAATCTCGGAATGAACGACGCCGAGAAATCCATCAACTCCCACTGAACTGACCAACCCCAACCAAACACCAACATGGACATCGAATACATCAAACAGCACCACCGCCTGACCCTCGAATACGGGCGAGGCGAAACCTACTGCTCCAACATGCCGACGCTCTACGGTCATTCGACCTATGGACGCAGCTCGGTTCTCGCCGGTCGCCCGCGCCGGGTCTTCCTCGAATGCTGGGACGATCTGGACACCGCCCGCGCCGAACTCAAGGCCGCGAAGATCCGCTACTCCGACCTCTGCGAGTCGGGCGGATCCACCCACATCCCGGTGGATGTCATCACCGCAGGTCTGCCCGACGAGGACGTCTAACATTCAGCCCCCTGAGATCCCATGAAATCCGAATCCGACATCCTTGAAAAAATCCGCAAGCTCCTGCGACTGGCCGACCGATCCCGCGGCTCCACCGAAAACGAAGCCAAGGTGGCGCTGGCCAAGGCACAGGAATTGATGACCCGCCACAACATCGACTCGGCGCTACTCCGCATGGAACGCGGCGAATCCGGCGGCGCGGGCTTCACCGTCAACAAGGGCAAGGTCGATCTGCCGAAGACCCTCAACCCGGCGGACCTGATGATCCTCTCGATCCTGCAGGCGCACTTCAACGTGAAGACGATCCTGATGCCCAATGGGCGAGGGACTCCGGTGGACATCATCGGTGCCGCCGCCGACATTGACTTCGCTATCTTCGCCTTCAACTACCTGCGGCAGACATTCTTCCGCTGTTGGAACGAGTTCAAACGGACCCACGCCAACCCGGACAAGGCATCCTACTACCGGGGCCTGCGCGACGGACTGAACGCCGAACTCAAAGCGGCGAAGCAACGGGCGGAACAATCCTACGCCGCCGACCAGCGCCAGGCATACGGACTGGTGGTCGTGGATCAGGAGGCGGCGATCACCCGCTATGTCGAGGATGCATACGGCAAGCTCCGCACTCGTTCGCAACGTCGTCGCCACCTCCATTCCGGAAGCTACGTCGCCGGGGAAACCAAAGGCCGCACCATCCAAATCAACCGCCCGCTTCCATCATGAAAACCATCCAACAGAAAGACGAAAAAAGACATGGACGTGCCCGATCAGACGGGCAGATGAGGGATGCTATGACAACAGTATCCATTCCTAACAACTACCTGACCAAGGCGATGCAGCAAGGCATTCGCGGACTTGAGAAAAACGGCTTCACCGCCCGGCGCATCATGCCGGTCGATCCGATGGCCGGCATCCACGCCCGCGAGTTCCGAGCTGACTTCGCCAAGCAAACTCCCACCGGACTGCTGGCGTTCAGCGTCCGGATCGACACCGACGGCAACGTCACCAACACCAAACCATAACCTAACACCACCATGAACAAACTGTATTACATCGTCTGCGACGACAAGGAAACCAACGTATTCGAAGGCCGCTACCAGGGCCGCACCCGAGGCGAGGCATTGAAGTTCCTCAAGCAGTCCATCGGGCGAAAGACGCTCAACGGATTGGTCTTCACCATCACCGAAATCCCGGTGCCACTGATCCGCGAGATTGTCGCGGAAATCCTCGCCGGGGGCGATGGCAATGTCACGCCAGCCGCGAACGTCGTGCCACTCACCCGTCCAGAACCCGAGGCCAGCCCGGGACGTTACGACGCGTTCGCCGACGCTGCTGAGCCCGAGCCAACGCCAGCGGAGACCACGCCACCCAAGGCCAAGTCATCCAAGGCAAAAGCATCCAAGCCCGCCAAGAAGGTCGGCAATCCCGGCCACGGTGACGAACAGTGGTCGCACGTCCGGGCTCATTGGGAGGAATGCCGCAGCGTGAAGCAGACCGCCGAGCACTTCGGCCTGTCGCCAAACACGATCAAGACCCGCAGTCGGAGGGAGGGCTGGGGCAAATGAGCGCACCCGACTGGACACCTGCCGTCGGCGGTGGCGCGACCGTCTGCCACTACTCCGACCGCACCGCCTGCACGGTGATTCGCATCAGCCCCAGTGGTAAGACCCTCTGGATGCAGGAGGACACCGCCGTTCTCGACGACTGGAAACCCAAGTTCGTCGCCGGTGGGTTTGGCGGTCATTGCACCAACAACACCGAGCAGACCTACCAATACTCGCTCAATCCCGAAGGGGCGACACACCGGGCCAGCCGCCGCAAGGATGGTTGGTTCCGCACCACCAACGGCGAGCCGGTTATTCCCGGCCGCCGCCAATTCCACGACTACAACTTCTGATGAAGGTCGCAGTCGAAAAATACCGCAAACCCGATGGCTACGCCACGCGCTACTGGTCGGTGATCGTTGATGGCGAACTACTCGCCGTCACCCTCTACCGCAAGGGCGCGGTGGCCGTCGCCAGGGCCATCACCAATTCCAACCAAGATCCCCATGTCACAACTCTTCAAGATTCTGCCGAACCCTACACCGTGCCCCGCAAGCTCTCCGCTGGCGTGGCGACCTACCGGACCCGATGACCTCTGCGGCCCCGCCGCCACCGTCGCACGCCGACTCGTCGCCAAGGCGCGCAAGCTCCACGATGATCCTGCCGTTCCGGTGAAGATTCTACTCTACGGCCCGCCGGGTGTCGGCAAGACCAGCATCGCCGACATGGTGGCCGATGCATTATCCGGCACGCGCTTCGCCATCGAGGAATACAACGGCAAGCTCGTCACCGTCGAAACCGTGAAGCAGTGGATGGGCACGCTGGGGGTCTGCTCGCTGTTCGGTGTCTATTCGGTGAAGATCATCAACGAAATGGACCGCTGCACGCGAGATGCACAGGACTTGCTCCTGAGTTATCTCGACCGCCTGCCACAAGGCCGTGCCGTGATCGGCACCAGCAACCTGCAACTCGACCTGCTCACCGAGCGATTCCAGACGCGCTTCCAGTCGATCAAGCTCGCGGCACCGTCCACCGAGGAAATCGCCACGATGCTTCGCCGACATTGGCCGGTCGATGAACAGACGTCATTGCGGATCGCGGTGGGCAGCGGCGGATGCGTCCGGGCCGCACTCGCCGATCTGGAATCCTGGCTGGATGCGGAGGGGCTGTCATGAAGGCGAGAATCCATCAGATCACCTTCGACCGCAGCGGTCGTCTCGCCCGCGCCGTCTTCCGCTACCGCTCGCCGGACATGCGGTGGGAAACACCGGTCACCGTCGAATGGCGCGACGTGGCCGGCAGCCGCGAATGGTTTGCCCTCGGATGGTGCCCGCCGGATGCGTGGAAGGAAATCCTCCCCCTGCTCGCGCAAGTCACCCATGCCGTTGACACCATCCAAAGCGACGATGACGGATGATTCTCCCAAAGCCCGCACACTCGCCAATGGCATCGAAGTCTGGTGCAGCTTCGACAAGCTCGTGCCGGTCGGGGAATTGAAACCCAACCCCCGCAATCCGAACACCCACCCGCAGCGGCAGATCGAACTGCTCGCCAAAAACATCCGCTATTTCGGCTGGCGGCAGACAATCACCGTTTCCAATCTCACCGGCTTGATCGTTTCCGGTCACGGCCGCCTGATGGCCGCAAAGCACCTCGGCGCGGAAGTCGTGCCAGTGGACTATCAGGACTTCGCCAGCGAGAACGATGAACTTGCCGTGCTGGTCGCTGACAACCGGCTGGCGGAACTTTCCACGGTCGATCTCAACGAACTCGAAAAAATCGCCAGCGAGTGGAAGGCCATCGACTTCGATACGATCCTCGCGGGCTTCGAGCCTGCCGACATCGAGGGCCTGCTCAATCCGGGTGGCAATGACGATGACGAGGATGACGACGACCGCCATGACAAGGAACTCGACAAGAGCGACGTCACCGTCGCGGTCGGCCTCTATCGGTTCCGCATCACCCAGGAAGAATTCATCGCGTGGTGCGACCGCGTGAAACAGGACGCCGGTTTCGACAAGGACTCGGTCGTTCAGGAAATCCGCAGCCGCCTCGGACTATGAACATCACCCTTGAATCCATCGAATCCGTTAGACCATCGACCTACAATCCTCGGACGGCGGTTGCCGAGCGTCTCGACCTGATCGAGTTGTCGCTTCGCAAGCTCGGCTTCATCGCGCCGATCTTCGCTGACTCGGACGGAGAGATTCTTTCCGGTCACCAGCGCCACCTCGTCGCATCGCGCATGGGTGCCACGCACATCCCGGTATCCCGAACCAAGGCTCTCGACCTCGACCAGCGCAAGGCACTCAATATCGTGTTCAACCGGGCGACCAACGATTTCGATTTTAATAGCACGCCCAGCAGAGTCACCAGCGAGCTGCAATCACTCGACATTCAAGCGCTTGCCGCCCGCATCCCCGACAAGGAGGTTGGCAGCGATTGTTTCCTTCGCTGCCTTAAGCCTGCGGAAGTCGCAGTCAAGGATCTCTGCAAGGTGAACTCCGGCCGCTGGATCCAGTATGCCCGCAACCTCGCACGCACGCTGCATCGCCACGGCATCCTCATGCCCATCGTCTGCCGCGAGGATCTCACGGTCATCAATGGCATCGGCAGGTTGGAAATGCTGGCCGAAAAGGGCGCGGCGTTCGCACCGGTTGTGTTCGTCACCGAGGAGGAAGCAGAATTCGCCCGGGCAATGATGAACCTGCTGTCGATGGATTTCGACATCCACACGCGTTATGCCGACATGCTCCGCTTCAATTCGTTCCGCCGCGCACGCCGCGTGAGGCGCGAGCTCGGCAACGGCTTCGTCTTCGCCACGCATGGCGCGAAGCCATGCAAGGATTTCGACATCGGCAAGGCATCTGACCGCACCCGCTGGACCAAGGAACATGGTTCGACGATCCTCGACTTTGGTGCCGGCCACCTGACCGAAACCTTCCTCCTGCGCCAGGCCGGTATCGACTGCACGCCGTTCGAGCCGTATCGCCTTGGACCAGGGGGCATCAACAAAGCGGAAAGCGTGGAACTGGCACGGGCCTTTCTAGCCGAAGTCGCAGCGGGCAAGGAATGGACCAGCATCTTCATCGCCAGCGTCTTGAACTCCGTGCCCTTTCGTGAGGATCGCGAGCACATCGCCTGCCTGTGTGCTGCCCTGTGCAAGCCGTTCACCAAGGTCTATGCCTGCGCATCCTCAGCCGGGGAGTCCGGCTGGCGGCAGGTCAATGGCAAGGCGTTCATGAACGAGTCCAACGCCGGAAACATCGCGTTCCGTCTCGACTACGAACCAGGCATCCGCATCGGCGATTTTCAGGACAAGCCGAAGGTCCAGAAGTATCACACCGAGTCCGAATTCCGCGACTTGTTCGGCCCGTTCTTCCGCTCGGTGAAGGTGGCTGACTTTTCCAACAACATCAACGCGGCCTGTGCGTCGGCGCGTCCCGTCGATCCAGCCCGCCTGCGTGCGGCCATCGAGTTCGAATTCAACCTGCCCTATCCGGACGGCACCCGCATGGATCTCGTGAAATGCGCCATGGACTCTTTCTCCCAACGTCTTCAGATTACCCTATGATCATACTGCTAGACCTCAATTACACGCTGGTGGCGAACTCGCCCAAGCACGGCACCACGCCCGAGCGCATGGAGAAACGGTTGGCCAATGAGCAATACCGGCAATGGCTGGTGGAGCTCGTGCGGCCTCACACCGTCGTGCTCATCACCGCCCGCCCGGAAACCTGGACGATCAGGACGCTCGACCGCATCGAAGAACAAACCGGCTGGCGACCGCAGGACGCGTGCTTCGCGCCGAAGGGCTGGTGGAATCCACCGGCCATCAAAGAGCATCTGCTGAAAAAAGACGTGTTCCCGATTCACGGCGAGCACGCCCGTTATCTCGCGATTGAGAGCAATCCCCGGACCCGCGAGATGTATGCTCGGTTCTCCATTCCCTGCCTATGGGTGACGGCGGAAGGCACCTGCCTGACCGAAGGGACGCGGATCGTGAAACGCCTGCCGCGTTGACATCCGCCACGCGGGCATGAGTGAAGCCCAACGTGATGAGGTGATTCCACGCGGAGCCTGGCAGTTCGATCAGGAAGTGACTGCGGTGTTCGACGACATGCTCCAGCGGAGCATCCCGCAATACAACGCGATGCGCATGGTGACCTTCGAGGTTGGCCGGCGCTTCGTGCAACCGGGAACCGCCATCATCGACATGGGATGCTCACGCGGTCAGGCGCTCCTGCCGTTCGTCTCCAACTTCGGCGCGGCCAACGATTACATCGGCCTGGAAATCAGCGAGCCGATGATCGAGGCGGCACGAGAGAACTTCAACTACCACCAGCACGGCAACCGCGTCAGCATCCAGTCTGCCGACCTGCGCCACGAGTTCCCTGGTGTGACATCCAGCCTCGTGCTCTCGGTGCTCACCCTGCAATTCACCCCCATCGAATACCGCCAGCAGATCATCCGCCGCGTCTTCGAGTCGCTCGCGCCGGGCGGAGCCTTCATCCTAGTCGAAAAGGTGCTCGGGGCCACGTCCAAGCTCGATGAGGCGTTCGTGAATCTCTTCCTCCAGATCAAGCGGGAGAACGGGTATTCCGACAGCCAGATCGACCGGAAACGGCTGTCACTTGAAGGCGTGCTGGTTCCGGTCACCGCCCGCTGGAACGAGGAACTTCTTCATCAGGAAGGTTTCACCTCGGTCGATTGCTTCTGGCGGCACCTGAACTTCGCCGGATGGGTGGCAGTGAAGCCGTGAGGCCCAATTTTGGCATGCAATGTAGGGTTTCGGCTCTGGCTTGACCCCGCGCCGAGGCCTGCTATGTTCAAACCGTGAGCCGCAATACGGTCAATTTCCTCGAAATTCAAAAAGCCCATCAAAAGGAGCGGGCCGAGGATGCTCGTGCCTTGCGTTCCGGAAAGACTTCCGCTCGGAAACTGCAGGAGACAAACTCATTCATTCCAGTCGGAGCGACTATGAGAATCGTCGATCTCGCGGGATACGTCAAAAATCGCAGGGCCAGGTGAGCGACGCGATGAGACAGCCGACAGGACTCGGCGACTATTCCGATGTTCTCGGAGTGGAGGCAGGGCTGCCAGTACCCATTGTCGTTGGTGGGCAGGCCGCAAACGCATGGGCCATCTACTATTCGAAACGTATCGGTCGCAAGCTGGCACGTTATCGTCCTTTCACCAGCAAAGATCTCGACATCGCAGGCAACCGCGAGCTTCTGGAACACATCAAGCGGGTCACCAATGGGGCCGTTTTCTATTCCGAGCCGAGAAGTCCGGTGATTGGTTATGTTGAGGCATCATTGGGCGATGGACTCCGGAAAATCGAAGTGCTGCGGGATGTAAAAGGCCTCACGCGTGATGAACTCGCCGACGCGATTCAGGTCACAGTTGGCAATCTCGTGGTGCATCTTTTGGCTCCCATCAAGGTATTGAAAGCCAAGATATGCAATGTCGTCACGTTGGATCAGACCGAGCGCAACGACGTGAACCATGTGCAAATCATGATCCTATGCGTTCGGGAGTTCATTCTTGATCTTCTTGCCAACGCTGCCGACGGACAGATTTCCCAGCGTGATGTCGTGGATCTATTGGAAGAACTTCGCGAAATAGTTCGGAGTCCTGACGCGGCCAAGGCGGAGAACATGTGGAGTCTTGACTTCAGCAAGGTGTGGCCAATGAAAGAACTGGCTGGCTGCGGAATGCAGAAGATTGAACGGTTCATTCAATACAGACTCAGGCCCGGGGATTGACAGTTTCTCTAAGGCGTGGAGCCAAAGGAACTGTCACCGGACATCGCGGGTAAAATCCTCGACGCCGATTTTCAAAACATCGTCAAGAAAGTCGCCGCAGGGAAGCCGCTCACCGTCGCTGAGCGCACGCGCATCGAATCCCGGGCGGCGGGCAGCGCGGATACGCTCGCTTACGCACAGACTCTGGTGGAACTCGCCGCCGTGCTCGGGGTGTCTCGCCGCACGCTTTCCACTTGGCAAAAGATGGACGGCTCGCCGAAGGCGCTCTCCAACGGACTCTGGCCGGTGGCTGACTGGCGCGAGTTCGTCCGGCTCCGCGGCTTGAATGCCGGTCGCGTGCCGGTTGGCAACGAAGAGGCGCTCAAGGCCCGCAAACTCTTGGCCGAAGTGGAGGAACGTGAGCTGCGCATTGCAGTGAAAAAGGGCGAATACGTCCCGCTCACCAAGGTCCGCGAGGAATGGATCGGTCTGGTCGCCCAGGCGTCATCCATCTTGCGGGCAAAATTCGAGAATGAGCTTCCGCCCGTGCTTTCCGGACTCGACGCC